TACGAGGCGCGGTCTTCGGCGGTGGGTGATGGCGGCAGCCGGGTGGTGGTATTGAGGAGCTGAGAATGATTAATTTGGCCGATTTGGTTTATATGCGAGCGGTGGTAATGGATTTGCTGCCGGAGATGGGGGTAATTATGCGCCGGACGACGACGGCCGGCAGCCAGGGACAGCCGGTGGAGAGCTGGGGGACGGCGGCGCAGTGGGTGCGCTGCCGGGTTGATCCGCTGCGAGCAGGGTATCAAATGCTGTTTGCGGGTGCGGTGCAGGCGGTTACGTCGCGAGTGGTAACGCTGCCGTATGATACGGATGTGCGGGTGGCCGACCGGCTGACGGTGAACGGCCATGTGTACTCGGTAGAGGCGGTGGACGTGGATAAATCGTGGCCGGTGACGGCACGGGCGCTGGTGAGTTTGACGTAGGAGGCATATTATGGCGGTTGTGGCGCGATTGGACACAAAACGATTGGACAGGATACTAGAGGCGTTTCCGGAAAAATCCGATGCAACGGTGCGAGCCGGGGCGGAGGCAGTGCTAGGCCGAGCGGTGACACTCGCGCCGGTGGATACCGGGGCACTGAAAAACTCTATCCATGCATACAGCGCGGGGAAATTGCGTTGGGAGGTGAGCGACGGAGTGGAGTATGGAATTTACCAGGAGTTCGGGACGAGCCGCCACCGGGCGCAGCCGTTTATGAGGCCGGCGTCCGAATGGGCGCGTCCGCAGTGGCTGCGGTTGTGGCAGGAACTAGAGCGTCAGTTATGAGCGATTATTTCGGAGCGATGGGGACGGCGTTGTGGACGGCGTTGAGCGGAGGTACGGCGCTGGTGGCGGCGCTGGGCGGAACGTTTATTTATGCGGAGCAAGCGCCCGACGGCCAGGTGGGGAGTTATGTGGTGTTTGGGAACCAGGGCGGCGGGCCGGAGAACAGGACGCCGCGGGAGATGCGCGATAACGTTTGGTTTGTGCGCGCCTGGGCGGATACGCCACAGGAGGCAAACCGGATTGATGGTTTGTGTGAGGCGCGGCTGCATGGAGCAACGCTGAGCGTGGCGGGGTGGTCAAATATCTGGTGTAGGCGAGATTTGGATGCGCAGCAGGTGGATAACCTGCCGAATGGGGGGAAAAAGTGGATGGCGGGAGGAATGTACCGGGTGAGGCTGAGCGCATGAGACGCGGCGACCATGCCGCGGGATTGGGCGGGATTAGAAATGGAGGTTAGCTATGCCGGCATTTAGTGGCAGTGCGATGTATCTGGCGTGGATTTGGACTGGCGGAACCGTGCCGCTGAACACGGATTTTCGTAAATTCGACTGGTCGCCGAGCCTGGCGATGATCGAGAGTACGGCAGGACCCGATTCGTTCCGCGAATATATCGCTGGCATCGGCGAGGGTGGCGATATTAGCCTGGAGGTGGTAATGCAGTCCGGCGGCACGGCGATGCTGACGGCGTTGGCGCGCGGAAATGCGGGCACGCTGTTGTACGGTCCGGAGGGCACAGTTACGGGAAAACCAAAATCGACCATTCCGGCAATTTCGAAAGGCCCGGCCTACAGCCAACCGTTTGATGACATTGTTACTCTAAAAGTGACGTTTCAGCAGAGCGCGTTTGAGACTCAGGCTGTGTGGTAGTAGTGATTGTCCGTCATTGCCAGGCAAGGCCTGGGTAATGACGGACAATTATGAATAATGCGGAGGATGGTATGACGGAAATGAACGATAAAACAGTGGTGGCTGATCTGGTGTTGGGCGATGGTCGAGAAATATATCTGAACATGCGCGAGATCACACTCGGTGAATACCGGAGTTTGTTTGATCGCCAACAGACTCCGGAGCAGGAAGACCTGGTGCTAGCGCGTGTAGCTGGTCTGACGTTGGAGGAGTACCGGACGCTGCCGCTGCCGGATTGGCGGCAGTTGACATTGCGATTTTTCGAGAAATCGCGGGAGCCGCTGGCGGAAAAAAACTGAGTAAGCGCGTCTTCCTCCATCTGAAATTTGGTGGAGATGCGCCGCTGGAATTGATCCGGTGGAGTTTGGCCGAGCGATTTGGATGGCGGCTGGAGGACGTGGACGCGCTGAAATGGTCGGAGTTGGTAGAGTTTTTCCAGATTGAGGATGGCCGCAGTCGGGTGAGGTAGATAAATATGGCCGAACGAGTTGCTAGTCTGTTTGTAGAAATTGGAGCGCAGATCGATGACGCGATGCGCGGCATGGGTCAGGTGCGCGATAAACTAGGCGAAACGAAGAATGACGCTGGCGGGCTGGGTGATGCATTTAGCAGCTTCGCCTCGGTGGCGACCAAGGCCATCGGGTTCGTGGTCGCCGAGGGTGCATTGTTGAATCAGGCGTTTGATTTCGGCAGGATGGGCGCGCAGGTGATCCAGACTGAGAGCGCATTCAACACGTTGATGAGCAGCCTCGGCCAGGGGCCGGGGATACTGGGGCAGCTGCGGGCGGCGACGCAGGGGACGGTGGATGATTTGAGTCTGATGGGCAGCACGAACACGCTGCTGATCGGTACGACCGGCGATCTAGGCGCGGCGCTAGCGGCGGCCAGCCCGGAGTTGGCGCGGATTGCGCTGGCGGCGCACCAGGTCAACCCGGCGCTCGGTGACACGAGTTTTCTGTATGAGAGTTTGAGCCGGGGCATCAAAAGATCACAACCGCTGATCCTGGATAATCTCGGTATTATCGTCAAAATGGAGGAGGTGTACCGAGACTATGCGGCGAGCATTGGCAAAACGGCGGACGCGCTGACATCGGAGGAGAAATCCATGGCGACGTTGAACGCAGTGCTGAAATCTGGCTCAACGATTGTGGAGCAGGCGGCGGCCGTAAATAGCAGTGCGTCGGTAACGATTGACCGGATGCAGGCGTCGGTGACAAATGCGGGAAATGCCGTTAAGGCGGAATTCGCGCCGGCGATTGCCAAGGCAGCTGATGGCGTGTATTGGCTGCTGACAGGCGTTGACCAGGTGAACGATGCGCTGGCGGAACACGCGGGGGAGGTGGCGACAACTAGCCAGACGTATACCGAGTATATTAGCGAGCTAGACCGCGCGGCGGATGTGGCTGGGTATGCGATAAATGCGCAGGGCGACCTGGTGAGAATTTACCAGGACATGGGCTATGAGGTCGAGACAGTGGAGAAATCTCATTACGCGCTGAGCCGGGCGGAATGGGAGGCACAAAAGGGCTTTTTGGCGCTGGGTGATGCGTTGGTTGCGCTCAATGGCGGGTTGAGTAACCTGGACGCAGCGGCGGCGGGTACGGAGGGCGCACTCGGTGGCCTGGAGACAGCGACGTATGACCAGGAACGCGCCTGGAGCGCGTACGGAGATCAACTGAATGCCGTGGCGAACGAGTCGATGGGCCAGGTGCAAATCGCGGCGGAGGCACTGGCGGCTGGAATCCAGGGGACGCTGGGGACGGCGCTGGATAATTATCAGTCCAGCATGATCGGATTGGTGGAAAAACAATCAGAGCTACAGGGCCAACTGCTCCAGCTACAGAGCGAGGGTCTACCACCGACGAGCCAGCGGTACGCGGAATTGAGCGGAGCGATTGCGGAAAACCAACAGGCGCAGGATTTGGCGCTGGAGAGTTTGCAACGGACAACGGCGGAGATGATCTATCAGCAGGCGGCGGCGGGGCTGGACGGCCAGGCGGCGCTCGACCTGGCGCGAAGCATGGGGGTGCTGAGCGAGTCGGATTACGCGGTGGCGAGCGCGATTGAGGCGCTGCGGGTGCAATATGACCAAAACCGCGACGGCGCGATCAGCGCGGCGGAGGGAGCGCAGCAATATGCGGCGTCGGTTGATTTGGCAAATCGTGCGGTGCTATCGCTGCAATCGAAAAACATGCCGGTGACGCTGGCAAATATCGCGGACGAGATGCAAAAATTAGCCGATACCGGAGCGGCGGGAGAGTTGGAGGGGGTGGCCTCGGCGGCTAGTGAAGGGCAGGAGCCGGTGACGGATTTTGGCCAGGCGGCGAGCGATGCTGGCGGCGGAGCGGACGATTTGACTGGAGCGGTGACCGATCAAAACAGGGCGCTGGACGCGGTGAGCGCGGCGGCGGCGCGGGCAATTGGCGGTCTGGCGAAAATGCCAGGGCCGCTACAGGATGTAATCAGGCCGCTCAGAGACGCGGCTCGGGCGGCGAGTGATTTGGACAGGGCACTGTCGTCGATCCAGGGGGCGCTGCGTGTGACGGTGACAACGAGCGGTTTTTCAGAGGCGATTGGCTGGGTTAAGGATCTGAGCAGCGCGCTGAATAATGTGCCAACGTCGGTGACGGCGACGGTGACGGTTAATAAAACTAGCAGCACGACGCCAACGGGCGGAACGACACCACCGGCAAAACCAGCACCGGATGCGTCTCAACTATCTGGCGGATCTGGAGGCGTGACCGTGAATGTATATAATCCATTGGCGGCGGCGATGCTGATTGAGGATTTGTGGCAATCGACTAACACGCGATACGGAGGTCTGATGAATGGCTGAGCAACTGAAATTGGTGAGGATGATGGAATTTATCCCGGGCGAGACTGAGGTGAGCCTGATGGATTATGTAGATGGTTTTAATGTGGCCTACGAGGGTTGGCGGCCAAAAACACGAATAGACCGGGATGGGAAAATACGTGAAACGTTGTCGGTGCGAGCGCGGGGTACGAGCGTGGACGCGCTGGCGACGAATTTGCAGAAACTGGCGGACAAACAACGGGAAGTCTACGAGTATGTAGATGGTCCGGCGTCAAAATCAGCGGTGTGGCTGCGGGTGCAGCTGCCTGGAGAAACTGGAGTGAGACAGGCGCTGGTGGTGGGAATGGAGCATGAGAGCGCTTCGAGCGTGTACGATGTGGCTCTGCGAAAATTGAACCGGTTGAACGAGTATCGGATTGGCCTGGAGAGGATGCCGTGGTGGGAGGCTACGACGTTAGGCACGATCACGGGGAGCAGTGTGAGCATTTTTGGCGGTACGTTTGCATATGCTGGAATTGCAGGAGATGTGGGAGCCAGACTAGCACGGGTGAATGTGCGGACGAAAATTATTGACACGGCGCTGGGGGGAACAGTGGAGCTATTTCCGGACGGCCAGGTGTGGATCGGATGGCGAGGAACACGATTCCATGGGACACCGAGCGCCTGGACGAGCCGCAAATCGCTGTATGTGGCGAGCGCGTTGGGTGGCACGGATAATCGAGGAGTTGCCGCGCAACGAGCAACGGCGGATATTTACGCGCTGGGGGGGACGATGATTTACTGGAACCTGGCGGGCGCGGCGGTAGGAGAGACGCTGTGTCAGACGTATGTGAGGATGGACGAGATCACCGCCACACCAGAGGCAATGTACGGCGAGTTTCAGGTTTTGCTGCGGGCAAAAATTGGTAACACGACTGGAACCGGGGCTAATGGCGATGAGGTGAGATTTAATGTGCAAATGGTGGTTGCGCCAATTGTGCATAATTACGGGGTGGGCGGTCTAGAGGATTTCAGATTAGACCCAGGAGCACAGATTTATCCGCGTGTACCGGTATCAGACCGATTGCAACAATTGGATGGAACAAAATATCATCTGTACGACCTGGGGCGTGTGCAATATCCACCGGCGGGACGAGTGACAGCGAACGGAGCGTTGAACGGACAAATAGGAATTGCGATTTATGGGGAGATCTCGAGGATTGCGTCGGGTACGCCGTGGCTGTGTCTAGACAGCCTGATATTTATTCCAACTGGGGAGGGAATGTACTGGAGTGGGCGGCGACGAGGGACCAGTGGTGTTGCTAGCGCTAACCTACAGGGTAATTATGCGTCGATTAATCTGTGGGGTTGGAATGG